GCATTTCTCCTTGATGTAGACCTCCCACAGCTCGCCGATGACCTTAAAGCTGTTTTCCGGTGTGCCGTAGTCCTGCTCCCGCTGGCCGCATACGCAGTGCTCCGCCGCCGCCAAAATCTCTTTTCTATTCACGGCTCAGTCCTCCGTATTCAGCACCGCGATGTTTGCCATCACGCTTGCGGTCGCCCACTCCATAGAAAGCAGCAGCGCGCTCCTCTGGAACTCGTTGCTCAGAGCGCAGAAGGCATCCTCATTGTGGTCTTTCACCGCGCTCCACATATCCTTGTGCAAATCCTTGATGGTCTTCATCCGTGTCTCGATGTTCTCGATGTTTTCCTTCAGCAGTGCCCATGCCTCCCGGTCGCTGGCAAATCCGCGTCCTCGCTCCTTCAGTGTCTGCTCCAGCAGTTCCGTGGTAGTCGCCTGCATATTGCCCAGCAGCCTACCCTGCGCGTTCAGATTGCTCATGCTCATTTCCTCCTTGATGTTTTAGAATAGGTGGTATTGTAGGTCATCATCGAGCTGCGCCCAGCGGAATCTTGTATCCCCCGGCCGCAGCAGGTTTTCGTCTTCCAGTTGGAATCTCCGGTCAAAGTCATGCACCGTGCGGCCGTCCGGATGGAAGTTCACAGGGCTGTCTTTGTCCCACTTCATCAGCAGTTTCCACAGGTGCGGATAGTTCTTTCTGAGCTGCCGGAGCTGGTTCACTCCTTGATTGTGGCACATCCAGCATCCATCTCTGCAACTGGTCTCGTAGCTCGGCGCGAGGATGCCTTCATATTCACAGTGCAGTCCGCACAAATCCTCTTCTATGCCAAACTCCACCAGCGGTGCTCTTTTTCTTTCGCTCAGCTGGTTAAACCGCTTTGGCTCGTCCGCCGCGATGCCCAGATATTCCACGATATTTTTACCGCCCCTCGTGGCGGGGCTATCGGAAAACCATCTTGTTTTGAGCTTGGTGCACCAGTTTCCCTTTCTTCGCAGGGATACTGGGAAGCCGTATATAGTCGATTTTGAGCTTTTTGCACCAGCTTCCGATTTGCGCAGGAAAACCTTGGATGCGCTCTGGTCGCGCTGCGTTTGAGGTCTGACTGGCACCACTTCTGCCACAGTGTGGGGAATCCGAGTATCGTCCCTTGTTTCCAGCGTGCCCCCCCCCCGCATCTTTCGGCCTGCGGTTGGGGATGTGGTAAAACAGTTTCTCGTATGTGACCTTCTCGCCATTCCGCATAGCGCACAGATGCTCTACCTCGATGCGGTACTTGCGCCAGATATACTCGTCTGCCATTTCCTTGAACTTCACCATCTCCGGGTGCTCGCCCCTTATGGTGTCAGTCGCCCAGATGTCTGTTGTTGTTATCCTGTCGAGACGAAGACCGCGAGATACGATGACATCCAGCATTTTCAAACTGTCCTTGCCGTGACTGATGCGGGCGATATATTGGAATTGCTCATCCCGTATATGCAACGCCTCATCTCTCTGCGCCTCGTCCATCTTCGCTCACCGCATCCTTTTCAGTGCTTCCTCCGCCGCCGGGTTGAGCCACAGGCACTCCGTTTTCTTTGCGCCCCGCTCCGCCGTGGTGTTCTTTGTTCTCATGTTCCACCCCAGAAGCAGCTCTCGGTACATTTCACTGTCATACCCGGACAGCAGCACCATTCCCTCATGTTCCTGCAGGGCGCGTAGCAGCTCTATATGAGCGGCATCCGTCATCTCGCAGGTGTATGATTTGAGGTGCGCCGTCCTCGTCGCGTGCACATACGGCGGGTCTGCGTATATCAGCACCTCGCTGCCGTTGTGCGCGCGAATGACATCCACCGCCGGTTTGTTTTCGATTTGCGCGTCCAGCAATCTGACAGCCGCAGCCTGTATCACCTGCGGAACTCTCGCCCAGAGCTTCGTGTTATCCGGGCCAGAGTTTTTTGTCTTCCCCGTTGTGTGCCGCCATCCGTTGCTCTTGTATGGAGCTGCGCCGAATGTCATCCAGCATCTGACCGCGAACTTCCGCGCCCGCTCCACTGGGTCGTCATTTTCTCCCGCCGCGTATGCCGCGTCTCTTTCGTCTCGTGCCCACGGTGTCAGCGATATGGCCGCTGCCAGTTCCTCCGGCCGCTCTCTGCACACACAAAAGAAGTTCACCACTTCTCCGTCGAGGTCGTTGATGGTCTCGATTCTCGCTTTTTCTTTGTTAAAAAACACCGCGCCGGAGCCGAAGAACGGCTCCAGATAGCTCTCGTGCGGTGGTATGTGCTCGATAATCCACGGTGCGAGCCTCCACTTTGCGCCCGGATACTTCAAAATCGCATCCATCTCATCACTCCTCATAAGGCGACGGCAGGCTCCAGTCCCACACTGTCCCGCCGTCCCATTCCGTCCGGAAATGGTTGTGTTTCCCGTCGCCGCCGAAGAACAGATACTCCGCAGGCAGCACTCTGCCCACATCTTCCGCGCCGGTCTTTTCTTCCACCCATCGCTCGATGACATCCAGCGCGAGGTCGTAAAGCTCCGGCAGTACCGGATGCTCCGCGTCGTAACCGTGGAACTGTCTGTTCTGCGTCACCACGCCGATGATGTCGTCCGGATAAAACGGGTCTGTGCTGTCCACCCGGTTCAGGATGCACCACGCAACAGCCGCCCGCTCCGTGGTGCTGCACACCATCGCTTCGCCGTACATGGTCTTTGCGATGTATGCCGCCTCTTCGCCCCACCAGTCCTCGAAGGTAGGCTCCGGCAGCACAGCGTACTCCGTGGCCGGTATGTCGTCTCCCGGAATACGCCCGTCGTTTTCTATCACCGCCTCCAGCTTGCCGATTTCCACATCTTCCACAGGCGGTATGTAGATTTCCTCTTGCTCTGCCACGCTCCAGTTAGCACTTACTATCACGGTGAGGATGATTGTCAGTGTTAAGACGATGAACAACTTACTCTTCATCGTCAAATCCTCCCGCCAGCCAGATAAACAGCATGGTCGCAGCCATCTCCAGCGCCATATACAGGCTGCCGGTGCCCAGCGCCATCATGTCCTGTTCGATGCTGCCCACAGTTCCGAAGAGAAGGAAGGCACTCACGCCTGCCAGCACGCCGCACACTCTGCGCTTGCGGCGCTCGATACGCTCCCTGCGTGCCTTGCGCGCTGCATATCCCGGTCTATGTACCGTTAATTCGATGTATTTCTGCTCCATAGTGCCCCTCCATCAGAACGGCAGCTCGCCGTCTTCATCTGTCAGTTCCGCAAAGGCATCCGCAGTCGGCGCGTATCCCGCCGGTGCAGGTGCTTCGCCCTCTCGCTTGCTGTCCGCAAAATAGATATTGTCGATGACCAGCTCCGTGCTTTTCCGGTTCTGGTCGTTCCGGTCTTTCCATGTCCGGGTCTGGATGCGGCCTTCCGCCGCTGCCATGCGTCCCTTCGCAAACCACTTGCTTACGAACTCCGCCGTCCCGCGCCACGCCACGCAGTCGATGAAGTCAGTGGCGCGTCTGCCATCTTCTCCCGGCTTTCCATCCCGTTCCACCGCCAGCGTAAAGGTCGCCACTGCGGTGCCACTGTTGGTGCGGCGCAGCTCCGGGTCTGCCACGAAACGCCCCATGATGATGCTCTTGTTCAGCATGATGCCACCAGCCTTTCCGCCATGTGCTGCGGGATGTCTGCGAAGTCTTCGCCCGCGATACCCACGATGAGCACCACGCCGCCGAACACCACACCATTGATGCTGCAGGTGTAAGGCTCGCCCTTGAAGCGCCACTCCTCGTCGCAAAGCACGCACCAGTCCTCGCCCAGCGTCACTGATTCCAGATGTCCGCCCACTGCCTTCTGCAGTGCGTGCAGCTCATTTTCGATTTCAATAATCTCCGGCCGTCCGCCGGGTCGTACCATAATTGCCTTCATTTCCGGTCTCCCTTCACCAGTTGACGCACAGTTCCTCATCCAGAATCACGAAGCTGCTCAATTCCGCAACTGTTTCCATTTTGGAAGCAGTTGCCAGCTGCTCCAGCTCGTCCTCATCCAGATAGTTCTTTCCGAACTCCAGCATGAACTCTTCCTTTGTCCAGCCGTAGCGCTGCATCGCCAGTTTCTGGCCGTATCGGTGCAGCTCGTCCATCGTCTCGCGGCAGTTGTGCGCCGCCTTTTTGCCGAAGAGATGGCAGTTGCAGTGGCACAGGTCAACCGTCAGGCCGTACTTCTCGCTCTTGTTTCGATGCGCTCCGCCGAAAATATGATGCTTGTCCAGCGGGTCAGCGGTTCCGTTTCGTCCGCACAGCCAGCAGCTTCTGCCTGTTCTCATGCCTTTTCTCTCCTCGTCTCTTTCTTCCGGTCGCGGTATTCGCAGTGCGGGCAGATGTACCAGCCCATCTTTGCATACCGGCTCACATTCCATTCCAGCCCGCAGCTCACGCAGGTCTCATAGCGCAGCCCCGGCTTCTTCTCAGGCTCCCGTGGCTTCCGCCGCTTTTCGTGCTCTGCCATCGCCAT